CCATCATAGAAAACCGCCCAGATGCCCTCGGCCGCCAGGACCTCGTCCATTTTGAAGGTGGCTTTATTGCTGTGTTGCAACAGCACTGTGGGTTTTGGTCTGCTCATATAATCACTCTTTACAAAGTGTATTTACCAAAAATCTTATCGTGTGTTAGTATTGGACGGGTGTGGATTTTATCGTTGCAACCTATTGATATGGTTATTTGTTAATGATTATTTTATTAAATTTCAAACCCTCAAGATTGCCTTTGTAATCAGTAATGGCCAACAACGCGGCCGAGTCTTCGTGTATGTTTTCCCATTTGCTGATGTTATGATACTCAAGCCAACCTTGTTTGTATCTGCTAAACCATTCAACAAACTTCGGATCAAACGATCTAGGGTTGGTGTCTTCTGTTGCTATAAAGAATTTAGCCCTGAACGTCGTATGTGGTTTCGCCAGTGCATTGAATCTATCCTGGTCATTGGGTTCTTCGTCATGCCAATATCGATGAGGCGTCTTACCTAATTCTGCCCATGGAAGGTAGATGTTGTTTTTTTTAATTTCTTTTTCATAGAAAGGCTGGCAGTCCATAATTTGAGTCAGTGGTCCGTCCTTGATGCCCCAGCAAACCGGTATTATACCTTTCAAATATGCTGGGTTTTCTCTTTTGTGAATTGCTTGATGAAATTTGTATAGTATTGAATTATCTTTTAGTAGTGACAATCTGTCATGATTGTCCTCATATATTTTGTGTAGTGCATTCAAATCCTTTTGTGTTATGCCCTCGAAGTCGATCATGGGGGTATCCAAATTGGCGTATTGACAAAACTGTTCAAAGATATCTTTTAAATTTGAAAAATCCACTTGGTGGGACGTAACAGGATCGATAGGTATATTTTGTAGGTGTTTTATTTTCTGAAACCATTTTGTTGCAAGTTCAGAATCATGCAAACGATAGTTTACATCGATATCGTTATCAAAGATTATTTTGAATGTTTTATTTTTCATCTCCAAATCCGCCACCATCCATTTCTATATCTATAGTCTGTGCTTCCTTGGCAGTCTTTAACGCTTCAATTATCTCTTCCTGGATTGTGACCATGCGTGTCATCACCTGTGTGAGACTATCGGCCAATTGGTCTGCTTCTTTGGCCTGGATAACGATCTGTCTTTCACCTTTTTGTCTAAGAGTCCTGATCCTGCCTATGAGATCTTCTATGGGTCTAGTTTGAATCTTGGAATTGTTTGACTGCGTCATTGAGTACCTGTTGCATTTCTAGTTTGGTCTTGATCGGACCTTTGTATTTGTATCTTGAAAGAGTTATCATTTTTGGACAGTAGGCTTTCCTCCATCCCTTCTCGAAACAGATTATGTAGTAACCTGCACAGAACTGGCTTTTGCTCTTGGGTGTTTTTGTGTACACGGGTAATTGATTTTGAACATCAAATATGGGATTGTAAGGATGTTGGCTACAAGGGTAACCGTGTACATCGAAGTTGTCTGTCTGTATCTCTTCGTCAACTTTCCTTACATTTGATTCATCGAACATGCCAAATCCAAACTTTGTGAACAGGCTCTCCTGTGTGTGGAACACTTGACGCTTGTCCTGTTTGCTTAGGAATATCCAACCGTTGTCCGCTTGTTTCTGTAGGGTGCCCAACTTCTGGCCGTTTTGCTCGACTATCCAAAACTTGTCTTTGACTAAGGTCTTTGCACGTACTGTCATTGTCCTAACCTCGCATTAAAAGGCTCAACATACAGTTGCGCCTGCTCACTAATCCTATTTAAATCGTACTTGCCACAGAACCTCATGAATCTGATTCCAACTTGGTCTATGCTTTTGTTCTCTGCCTTGGCCTGTGCAATCGTTTGATCCAGTTCCTCTATGATGGGCTCTGGTTGTGCGTGTAGGTCAACAAGTGCCCTGTTCCTTTCGTAGTCTTCTAGCACTCTGTGTTCGTTCCCGTCATGATCCACCCACTTGCTCAACATAAGGTTGTTCCAAGTGTATCCTTTCTCTTTACGATCAGCGAATGCTTCTTGCAATCCTATCTTGTTCTTTGTGCCTTTCGTACGCACACCTGGGTATGCTGAAAATATGTTATCACTGGGATCGCCCCTCATGGCCTTCTCAAATACTATCCACTCTGTGTCTGGTGCAGGTTTGGGTGCCTTTAATTTCTTGTCTATCACAGGCTTGCCTGATTTAGCGTCAAACCAACCTTCGTGTGTGAGTGTGGTCTCGTTGACACCATTGTACTGTTTCACACGTGGTGTAATCAACTGATTTAGATCCTTGTCTGTGCTTATGATCACATGTTCCTGGTCAGGGTGTTTGTCTATCCATCTTGCTATGAGATCATCTGCTTCAGTTCTTTGATTACGTAACACCGTCGCGTTTGTTTTTGTCTTCACGAAGTCAACGAAGTCATCATACACTTCCCAAAACACTTCGTTCTCTTCTTTCTCTTTTTCCGTCATGGCATCAGCCATTTCCTTACGATTCCTTTTGTATGGTGCGTATATGTCTTTCCTGAATGATCTGCCCTCGAGACAGAAAACTACGTGTGTCCCGCCAAAGTCCTGCCATGCCTTTTTGATTGAATTCATCATGATGTGTATGGCCATTCCCACCTTCTCAGAAGTGTCACCTCTGATCACGTGTCTTGCCCTAAAGAATGTGTTTGCTGTGTCTACTAGGATGTGTGCCATTACGACACCTCTGTCTTGCCGTCATCTCTCCTGTTAATCTGTACGTAGCCAGATCCGGTGACGTCTATGCCTTGCTCGTTACCTATGGTCCTGCAAAGTGTTTGGAACCATCTGTCAACGATCTCCTCTTCACTGCCACCTTCGTAACCAGACTGTTTCAACATGTTCACGAACTCATCATTCCAATCCAGTTCAAAGAATCCGTTCCTGGGATTCTCCGGGTTTACGTTTAGATTGAGAACTTTGACTACAGGCTCTTCACTCTTATTCTTGCCTTTTTTGTCCTTGGCGTTCTTCTTCTTGATAGTTGTCTTTGTTGTTTTTTTAACTTTCATATGTAAATTATACACTATTTTCTTGATTTTGCCAACTTCTTTCTTAGTACAAAATACTTACGTTGATTAGTGTCATCACGTATGTCCAGCACGTTGAGATTGAACATATCTGCCAATTTTATTATGAATGGTACGTTCCAGGCAAAGAATTCTATCCAGTCGGCCTCGGGCCTGTCGTGTTTGACGCCTGGGTTGGCCCTGAAGAACATTGTTCCTACGTCTGCTAACAAGGCCACACACCTGCCCACTTCCGCGATTATCTTTTCTCTATTACCAAAATTTACTGATCCCAGACACAGTATTACGTCAAACTTCTGATCCGTCCTGTATTCCAGTGTGCTGACCTTGAGGTCCGCTTTGTTGTTGTAGGGATCGATGCCTATGAGGTTGTGGATCTTGCCTTTGAATTCGTTGTATCCACAACCAACGTCAAGCACTGCTCTTGGTTTGAGATTGTTGACTTCATCTATAAGTGCTAGTCCAGAATGCTTCCATTTTTTCATGTCGTTTTGCCAGTACTTGGAGAAGTATCTGTGCAGGCAAGCGTCGTCAATTGCATCTGAATACTTTTCGAAAGTATCACATCTACTGACCTCTACACCAAATGTTTCCTTTATAAAAGGTTGAGTAATCTTTGTAAGATCGTTTTTGCTGTATGCGAGTAATTTTGCAAATATTTTTTTGTTCATTTGTATACGTAGACTTTGGTATCTTTGTCCGCGTAATTATGTATGACATCTCTACGTGGCGGTTTTTTAATTCCAAGTATACTACAAAGATCAAAGTTGTCAACTGGACACCTAATTCTTTCAAGATTATCAAGAATAAATCTGTTTATTTCTTTGTTTTGTTTCAGTATGTGTAATTTTATTTTATCTAGGTTCTCGTAATAGTCATAGTTAGGATAGGTAATATCAAACCCGCCGGCCTGCACCCACCAATCATAACACTCAAGGTGGCTACGATAAACCATCACAATAGGATATGCAAGACTTTTCAGTTCATCCAGTTTATGAGCGAATGTGTGTGATTTGATAATTCTATGACCTGTGCCTGAAAAGGGTTTGTCCCAGTTCTCCCTGTCGTTTTCAAATTCCATTCCAGGATCAAAATATGATCCCTTGTGCCTGACCTCTCCGTTGTTGTATGCTCTCTCACTGGTGCTGTCAGATCTGTCTATATCTGGCGATCGACTTAGGCTTTCTGCCACACTACTCCATTTTGATCCGGGAGCACCAGTGAGAAGTATATACATTATTTTGTCAACTCTTCCTTGTAGATGGCATTGTAACCCAACTGGTTCTTTCCAAAATCAGATAGAGTCTTCAATGCACCCGGTGTGATGAATGACTTCAGTGTCCTCACTGCGGCGTCACCCTCTGCACCAGTTCTCCATTCGTACTTGCCAACCTTCTTCTCGATTGCGGCAACAGACTCTGGGTCCTTGATCATCTTATCAAGTGCGGCAACAAGTTTGGCCTTGTTGGGATTGCCCGCATTCACCCAGAATGCTTTCTGTAGTGCATCTCTCCAACTCTTGACCAGTTTGTATGCATCATAGAAGTCACCACTCGGTGCGACTCCGTATGTGGATTCATACAGTGCTTCGAATGTTGGCTCTGTGAAGTTTGGATCAGCATCATGCTCACCCGTTTTTACATTCAGTAGTCCATGATGGAACCAAGTGTATGCGTCACCTTTGCCTATCACTGGCATCACGTGTTTCTTGTATGCGGCAGGGTTCTCCCTTGTAGCGTTCAAGTCACCTCTGATGAATGCAAGTCTCCTCTCTGAACCTTTCATACCTTTTACCCATACTATTTTTTCTTCAAATGTTTTTACTGGATCACCGTCAGGTCCTGTAAGCAACATAACAATAGCCATGATCTCTGGGGTCATTCCAGATCCTGACGGAAACTGTATAGGTCCGT